TTTATACAACGACGCCCAGATTTGCGCACGCTGATCTTCTCCCAGGTATGGGGCTGCGTGCATCAGGCTACCGTAAAGGTATGCATCTGAATTGTATTGTAACATCCAGTTGGTTGTGATGGATGTAGATAGTGACGGGATCCGCTTATAATACAGGATTTCCATAGTGTAGTTTTGATCTGGCGTCGGGTATACCTCAAAAGCGCCATCCACAATTGCGTAGTAGGCTGGCTTTTTAGCCGTATCGTCTGCCGACCTACGATCCATCAAATCGCCCTGTGTAATCATCTCTAAGCGCGTCACAGCCGGCGCTGTAATCATAACACGCTGCGCCTCAATAAAGTCTGTAGGCAGGGCGGTGTAGCGCGTATCCAGTGTTGCTACAACGCGGTCCTCCATGCGCCAGTGGCGCACCTTGCGGTTCATGTCTGTCTCAGACAGCGAAATAAACGTCGGTATAACAGACGTCAGGTCATCACGGTTGAGAAAATCCGCGATCGAGGATTTCAGTTCATCGTAGGTCGTAATGCTCACAGCTTGCCCGCCCTTGTTCTAAATACCTGGTTGTCGCTATCGTTCAACCACTTCTTCAAGGCCACCGGGTCGTCCGCTATACCTTGCTGCTTGAGCTGATAATACACTGAAAGCGGGATTGATGCCACCTTGTTGACGTCGCTATATTTGTCGGGGGTTTCGTTGTACTGTCGCTTGTTAAAATCGGCGATCTTGCTAACGTCCTGCACCGTCTCAACAACATACTCCCCGTTGCCGTTGACGTGCCAATATTTCGTGATGCCCTGCTCGGCGTCGTGACTGAATAGTCGCTTAGTCATCGTGTCCTCCAAAAGAGTAGGGGCGACCGTAGCCGCCCCGACAATATTATGAAGTTGTAAGGTCGAACACGCCTGCGTGTGCGTCCTCTGCGCCTACCTCTAGGCCCGCTTCGACAAGCAACATCGCTTTAGACGCGTCGCCTGTTTTCGCAAGATCCACTTTCTGGATCGGACGTAGGTAGCAAACTGACGCATATTCTGGGTCAAGTAGCCACGCGTCACGCTCACGCTGGAAGCGGTTAGGAACGACGTTCAATGTGCCAAAATCTGACAAGTAAACGTCAGCCGCGCCGATGATTGTTGTCGGTGCGTCTGATGGCGCTTGGTAACGCTGTGCCGCGATACCCGCAAAACCAGATACTTGTGTTTTGTTGAACGGACCAACCATAAGGATTGATGGCTGACCACCCGCTGTGTACGCCGCCTGCATTGCTGATTTTAGCATTGCCTCAGTGAACGCAGCTTGTGTGCCGTCTGTACGCGCGTCAGAGCCGTCACCAGTTGGTGATGCACCGCCTGAACCTAGGACGTCGTTTGTCGCGATCCACGCACCTAGGCCCGCTGTTTCGCGCGCTGTAGATGAGTTCCCGGCAACGGCGGCATTATTCGCCGTGAGAACTGATTCTAGGTCACGCTTCAACTCACGGCCACGCTTAGCGATTTGCATTGCCATCTCGTCATTCCGGCCCGCAAGGTCTTGTGAACCTAGGTTGTCCGCGACGATGACTGAGCGACGTAGGATCTGCGTGTAGTTACCTACGCGTGTAGTCGCTGATGTTGAATCAAACGCTGATACGTCGTCCCCATCAATGCGCGCTGTAGTGTCAACAGCCGCCAGCGAATCGTGCTGCCACTCAAAATAAGTGTTGCTTACGTTCTTTGAACCGATGTTGCTTTGCAGCGGGACATCCTCGGGGGAGATCATGTTGATCACATCACTAAGCTCTTCGCGTATGCCTTTGGCATCAAAGCTAGTGAAGGTGTTTGTTACGATAGCCATAATGGCCTCCTATAGAAGATTTTTAATTGCAGCCGCGGCATCACTGACGCGACCAGACTGTGCGCGCTGTAGCGCTTGGATACGGGCGCCTTTCGGCTTTGGCTGCGATCCGCGCGACCCTGCCTTTAACGTCTTGGATTTCGGCTTCGGCTTAGCTTTCGCCTGCGTCGCCCGGGTTTGTCCTTGATCGTATAGCATTGCCTTGCGTGCCAGCTTTACGAGCGTTGCATTTGCTAACCCGGATATGTCTTCGGCGGAGAAACCCTCTTGCAGGAGGAAATTTCTTAGCTCGCCTGTCTCCCGCTGACGCACCTTTGTATCGCGCCACTCTGGGATAATATCCGGCAGGACCTCGCGTTGCTGTGCAATGTATTGCTCTTGGTATTGAGCCACCTGTTGCTGCTGCATCGCTTGCATCCGTTGCTGCTCGGCTTTCACAGCTTCGATCTGCTCTTTGCGTTGATCTTGCTGCGCGCGCCACTGGCGCTCTGCCTTTGCTGCCTGTTGGGGGTCCATGTCGTACAGAGTGTCCCAATCAGGTTCTTGCTCGTTCTGCTCTAACCGTTGCTGCAATGCAGGCAATAGTTGAGCATATTGTGCCCGCTCACTCGCAATCTCATGATATTCGGCTTCCATCAGCTTTCGTGCTTCCGCCAATTCCTGTGTCTTGCGTGTGTAATCTCTCTGCCTTAGATTTCCTCGTTTCAATTCTTCAACGGTAATCTCTTCGCCGTCTACCTCAACCGTCGCGGTCAGTAGGTCGAAAGATGCGTCGTCGTCTTGATCCTCGTGGTCCTCGGTTTCAAGTTGAACCTCCTCGTCACCTTCCGGCTCAGATTGTGGTTCATAGGCCTCTTCGACAAATTCCTCTGTCGCTTCGACCTCCGGCGCTTCAGGCTCAGTCGCGGTATCCTCTTGGGGCGCGAGTATGGCGCTGATTGCTTGTTGAGCGCTGTTCAGATCAGTCCCTCGCGGGTTGTTGTCTTCTGACATCTCATTAACTCCATATTATGCGGCTATTTCTCTCGTTTTTCAATAGTCGCGTTGTCCACCATTGCTCGGAGCGATTGGCGCACCGTCTCAACCCCCCGCAATGTCATGTAAATGGCCTCCCGGCCCTCTCTGTCGTCTAGGGCAGTCGCCTCGAACTGCACCCAACAATCCCCTTTAATCTCGTCCAAGAAACGGCTTAGATCAGTGTCGTCCAGGAGGCGCTTAGCCTCCTGACCGTCGTCTATGATTTGCTGCTTACTCTTCATCGTCTATTGCGCCCTTGATGACCTCTGTCTGCGCCCGCAACATCTCGCGGTTCATCGCTAGCTGCGCGCGGACGTCCTCGACGTTCATCTGCGTGCCGTACTTAGCTTGCAGCTCCTCCGCCTTGACGAATAACTCAGCGTCTAGCTCGTCACGCTTGCGGTCGTCTTCCATCATCATCTTTTCGCGTTCCAGCGTCAGCTCGGCTGCCTTTTTCTGGATGTCCGCTTGGATCTGTTGGATCTGAACCATGATCAACTGTTCATTTATGTCCGGCTTATCTTCTTTAGGCGGCGCCTGATACTGCGTCGGGTCTGACCAGAATTGCGACGCGTCCTTGAACCCGGCTAGCTCCGTCATCGCTTTTAGCGTGTTCGATAGCTTGACCATGTCTGTCAACGGATTGACAGGGCCCATTGTCGAGATTGCCTCTTTCTGCATGTCGCCGATCTGGCGTAGCAGCATCATCCGCTCAGTATCTGTGCCGCGGCCTAGGCCGACGTTGATTGAGACATCCATGTTGGCGTTCCACACGCGCGGATCAATTGGCACAAATTCATTTGTCAGGCGGACCATGCGCGGCTGATCCTGGTGCGTCGTGATCAGGTTTAGCACGATCTTGTAGAGCTGCTTCATGCCTGTCTCTGCAAAAATGCGCGCAATCAGCTCAATGTGTTGCTGGGCGGCGCTCACAGTGGCGTTAACGGCCGCTGCGGTGGATGATTGCAATGCGCCGGCGTCTAGCCCCGCAGATGCCTTTGAGATGCCTGTGCGGCTCTCCTTGACCTCGTCCATATACTTTAACACTGGGAACGCTTGCTGCCCTACAAACGGCATTGTCATGGGCTGCACCTGTCCGGCGGCTCTCTGGCGGATCACACTGCCAACCTCAGTCGACAAAACGTCCTCCAGGTTAACCATGCCCTCAACTACGGCGACGCGTGGGTGAATTGACATGGACAAGCTGTCTAGCGTGTTGCGCATGATCGACGATTTGATTTTCTGGATATCCATGACGGCGTCCGCCACTGACATGCCAAAAAAGTCGTGCGCCTCTGGATCGGGGCAGAACGACGCGAACGGCACAATCGAGCAGGGTTCGTTCATCAGGATTTCGTTGCCGTCGCCGGCCGTGCAGATTTTGCGCAACTCCGCAATGCCGTCTCCGTCGTAGTCCACTTTGATGTAGTTTTCGACGTATAATATCTTGCGCATCGCGGGATCGTCGCGCTCGTTCATCTCGTTAATCAGGGACGGGTTGCGCGTGTGGCGTTCGACGTTGGTGTTCATGTCGTCGTGCGCTGACGCTAGGCCCTGCACCTCGTCAGCGTCGTATCCCATCGCAACCAGCTCAGACACGGTCACAATGCGGCGGTGCGCCACATAATCCGACGTCGTGATGTCCTTCGCCTCACGCGAAATCAGGAACTCTTCCGGGGGCACCGCCTCTAGCTTCACACGGCCATCAGGGTATGTATAGCTAACGCGCACGGAGTGCATCATGGGCGCGGGCAGGATTTCCCCGGTCATAGGGTCAAAGTCAGGATCGCCGATAGGCTCAGATGCCACGATTGATATTTCGGCGTCAGGATCCGCGTAAAGCGCCGCTAGCGCGGCGTCATCGAGGCCAGTGAGGTCTGTTGTCTCAATGCGCGTCTGGTCGTCCCAGTAACACTTCAAAATGCCAACCTTACGGATCAGCGCGTCCTTGAACGCGGCGTGCATGTGCAGGAACCCGTTGTTATCGCGATTGATGATGTAGTTTGCGTATTGCGTCGCCTGCTTAGCCGCGGCCACGTCTTCTGGCCCCTGGGGCGCGTATTCAACTGTGTTCTCGGTGCTGTGGAAAATGCGCATTAGCGACGGCATGATCGCCTGCACGGTGTCACGCACGTCCATGCTGACCACTTGGCTGCGGCCCTCTTCCTCGTTGCCGAACGGATCGCCTCGGTAATATTCTGTCGCGGTGGCGCGTAGTGGAGACACATAATTATCCGCGTAATCAATGGCGTCCTCTAGCTCCTTGCCGACGATGCCTTGCAGCTCATCATCGCTCATTGCGTCGGGGTTCATCTCGGCTTCTAGCTGCGCCGCCAATTCGGAAATTTCGTAGTCCATCACTGTTCCTCTTCGCCAAGGATGCCGCCGCTAATTGCTGCACCCGCAGGAACAGCTAGCACGCCCTTATTATTTATAAAATCTTCTAACATCTCACGCCGTGAGATTCCACGCTCCGCGGCGCGATTATCCAGCGCCACGCGGAATAGCTCCATAAACGTGCCTTGGCTCTCATCCGCTAGCCCAGTGATATCACCGGCGCCCATCCACAGGGCAGCCTGAAACTGTGCCGGCGTCATATCGTATTCAGCCGCTACGCGCTTCGCCATATCCTCGTATGCAGCGTATTCGTTTGCCTTTGGCGTATCTGCCCACGCGGATGGCGTGCTAGAGAAAATGGACGTGTCATTGATTTTGCCGTCTTCCCACGCTTTTTTCAGATTGACCTCAGAAACAGGTTTTCCATTAACCTTACGCGTCGACGTATATTTTTTGATGGCACGAGGCCCAATAGCTTCCGCGGCTTTCGCGTATGCATCTTTTGATAGCTTAGCCTGAGCGCTTAAAAAATCACCGCCACCGTCAGCCATTGCCAGCATACGCATGAAGTGCATGTCCGCGGCAATGTTTGTGTCATCGCCCAGAAGATCGTTAGCAAAGCCCTTCACCTTTGGATTGGCCTGCAATCGCTTTGATCGAGCGGCGCCTGTCAGCTCCTCTGGGATTTCACGGCTCCACTCGCCCTCCTCGCGCTTTACGACGTTTGACGCCATGTTGCGCTGCTTAATGTGTCCGTATCCAAATTTTTCGGGCATGTTTGGCGGCAAGACGCCAAGCTCCTCGGCAGCCTTGCGCGGCGTGATGCCCTTTTCGTTCACTAGGCTAGCAACCGCTGTGCGATCCTCTGGCGACAGCGCGCGGTAGAACGACGCAAAGCGAATATTCTGCGGCACCTTGGCGCCTGTCGACGTAGTGCCGATTAGCTCCATAAATTCACGCCACTGACGGTCGCCCTCTTTTTCGCCAAGAGAGCCGACGAACCAATCGCGCATCTCTTCGGTGTTATACCAATCGGGGCCGCGCAGGGTGATGCCTTTTTCGATATACTTGTCGAAAACATTGCGGATCGGGTTGTTGACGTCCGCCACCGCGCTTTCAAGGCGAGACATACGATCCGTTGTTTTTGCTGGGCGATATCGCGGATATGGCGTTGTTCTATTTTCCGCAGCACCGGAATACTTTGGTAGGCTGTGGGCCTCATCATCAACCGACGCAAGTGGGTCACGCAGGGGCGGGCCGCCGTTGTCGCCCATGCCGCGAATTGCGTCAAACGGCGCTAGCACCGGGTTGCTGTATGTTGTAGGCATCTGACCTGGTTGCGTTAGGCGATCAGCCAAAACGCCGCCCGCATAATTAGCGCCAGTACTAAATCCTTGGAACGCTTCCTGCACAGCCTGCGCTGCGGGCATCCCAGCTTGCTTAGCCACTGCAAGAGGGGCGGCGATACCCGCAGTGCCTGTTAAGCCTTGACCAATACCACCAACTCGCTGAGATACAGACGCGCCAGGCGTTAATGCCTGATCAAAGCCCTGCACTGCCCCCTCATAGGACGCTGACGGCGTCATTCCACCCAAAAAATTTGCCGCAGGGCGTAGATTTGGCGGGATGTAGTAGTTTAGCAATTTGTTTAGCTGTGCGCGGCGTTCCTCGCCACGGCGGCGCGATATAAACTCTGACAGTGTCGACATCAGTCTAGCAATCCTATTGGTCTAAGTTTTGGTCGGGGCGACGTCGTTCCGGGGCGCAATTTTGGGCGCGGAGATGACGGCGTCAGGCCGTACATATCCAAACCAGAAAACTTTTTGCCGTAATCCGAAATTTTCGTGCCAAATTTGTCGGCGGGGTCATATTGACCGCCTGTCTCAAGAAACTCGCGCATCCCCAAGCGTCCGCCTAGGTGCGCCATACCCGTCAATGCCGCCGGATCGATGTTTACGCCTGCGACATTTTGGCCGATGTAGTAATCCAATCCGTTGTCGATGACGTATTTCATTATATCGCCCTCGTGCCAGTCCATGACCTCTTTTTGCAAGGCGGGGTCGCGCAAAAACTCATCGCGGGTGAATTTCTTTCCCGTTTCTTTCTTAAAATCTTTTAGGCGTGCATCGCTGAATTGGTAAAACCCCGCCATGCGACGGCCGTCCTCTAGCTCTAGCAGCGTGTTACTGATGCCGCTGCTCTCGCTGTCGCGCATTGCCTTACGAAAATCGGTATCCATCACCACTTAACCCTATCTGCCCAGTATGCCGCGGACATTTTGCCCTTAGCTATGTTTTTCGCGTGACGCGCTTTAAAAGATTTTTTGCGTGCCTTTTCAGATGCCGTTTTAGGGCTTTTCCCAGCGCCAGACACGCCTTGCTGACCAAAACGTATAGTCTTGACCTTGCTGCCCTCTTTAGCCACGACGACGTGCGATTTCGTCGGGTGTTTCGGCGTTCTCTTTGGCTTGTTATAGCCAGATACGCCGACGCGAGATAGCCTAGCATCTTTTTTCTCCGCCATTATTGACCCATCTGATCTTTGTACATGTTGTAGATGTTACGCATCGCCTCTGGGTTATCTACAATCCCAACATACATAGGATCTTGCTTTGCAGCCTCAACAAATGCTTCATATTCTGGGTCAGGCGTAGCAGCAGGCGCGTCAGACGTTTCTGGCGCAAGTCCAACTGCCGCGGGCATGCCATCATCCATCAGGTAGTCGTAGTCATCTAGGAGCGATGTAGTGGTCACAGGCCCTGTCGGTAGTCCCATCATGTCGTCGGTCATGCCGGCCACAGGCACCGCGCCAGTGTAATATCTTGCAGCTTCTGCCGCGCGGATCGCTCTCGCGTCGGGCGCCTCAAACCGTTGCAGCGCAATATTAGGCGCAACTTGCGCTGGTGGCGGCGTGTAGCCCGCCGGACGCACGCGCATTGGCCCTTCAGGCGCTGAAACTGTCCCCGGCTCTTTCGGCCCTAGCAGCCCCGAGGCATAGCCAAGGATGCCAAGCAATCCGGGCATGGGTAGCGGTTTGCTGAACGACGCAGGGCCGATAGCGTAGGGATTAGGGCTAGCCGCGCCCTGTGGGCTAGTGAACAGCCGCTGCATGAACGGACGGTCGTCTTGCGCCACCGCGGGCCTGTAGGCGCCGGGGGAGTACCCGCCTCTGGCGCCTGCGCGGTCTAGGAAGGTCCGAGCGTTGCCGGTCGCGCTGTTGACGTCGAAATTTTTACGCGCCATAAGCATAGCGTGTGCCTTTTGCGCCTCTGATCCGCCAGAGCTTTTGTAGGCGTCCTGGGCGGCAATTGTCTTGGCCGTGCGGGCGTCATAATCTTGGGTGCGCTCCTTGAACCCAAGCCCCATCGCTAGATCGTCAAAAAAACCCATATTACGATTTCACCTTTTCTTCCCATCTGTAGCACTGGACCTCTATGATCTCGTGCGCTGGGTATTTGTATTGTAGGGCCGGGACCCCGTTCATCATAAAATCCACCGCGCACTCATCCTCCGTCTTAAACGCTGGGCCGCCTATCGCAAAACAATTTGCCTGGGCGCAGAGAAGAACAACCGCGGTGAACATTACATCACTTCTGCGCCTTTCCGTAGCACTTACCGCCCGCGCGGCATTTCGAAATCGTCTTGCAGCCCTTGCACGGCTTAAATCCAGTTGTCGTTGTTGCGGACATCACTTCTTACCCTTTGATTTCTTCTTAGCCGTCTTGGCAGCCGCCTTGAACGCCTTAGCGCTCGGCGCGCCCTTGCTTCCCGGCTTGCGCATCTTTTCGCCGCTGCCCTTCGCAATACGCTTACGCTTAGCGTGAATATTCGCATATAAGCCCTTTTTTGGCATATCGGTAACCCTCTGCTCGTTATGCACATAATACATGAAAACAGGGCATAATAAACCCCGCGCCGTGGGAGATCAGCGCGGGGGAGCTTTTGGCTCTACGGCTTGTGGGAGGAGTAAGAGAAGCCGCTGCCAAGAATATGCCTGAAAATGGTACTTGTGTCTATGTTAACAATCTATTAACATGACAGCATAAAAAGAGGAGAATGAACAATGACGCTACAACGCAGAAAGCTGACGCAGTCAGAGAAAAACGCAATTAAGTATGCGTGGAACAATAAGTGCGCATATTGCAGAAACGACGTTGCTGTTAACGAATATCATATTGATCACATTGTGCCTAAGTGCGCGGGCGGGAGCTGTGATATTGAGAATCTCGCGCTGAGCTGCTTAAAATGTAATTCGCAGAAATCTGGAAACAGGCTGCCGCGAATGCACGAGGGGCTGCTACTCGCGACCGCAAGCAGAAAAGCCGAAAAAGTACGCAACGCGATGAAGTCAACACAGGTATCAACTGGCAAACTTTTAAACGTGTTTCTATCTAGCATCGCAGACACTATAGACGGCTACGGATACGAGATTGAGAGCATCCAAGTGCCAATAAAGATAACCACAAGCGATGGCGTTGAGGAAAAGCTCGTTATCGTGCCACTTGGGGGCGAGGTTTACGAAAAAGCTAAGGCGTATGAGATGCGCTCATTTAACAACCGTGAAGACTATTTCTTCGTGATCAAGCAGATAATGTCGTCGCATAACGGAACAGTTAGAAGAGCGCAGCTAAAAAAAGAAGCCAGCGCTCAAATTGGCGCGTCCGAACGCACCATAAACAAGTTTATCAAGTTAATGGTCGATGAGGGGCTAATGTTCTACTGGAACAGGACCTGCTACCAGCACGACCCGTTCCAACGCTAAACAACACCGCGTATTCCACGCTTCAACGGGCGGCTCCATGAGCCGCTCGACGCGCTTCCGTAGGCCATCGTCGTGTGGTCATTGGCCAGCGCCAGGCACACGGCGTCAGCGCGGTCGGGCGATGCCACGCCGCGCTTTTTCATCGCCTCCTTCGATTCCACTTGCAGCTTGCCCGCGCTCGTAAAGTGATACCGGGGCGCCGCTAGCTCCGCATACAGCGCGTCATCGCGCGGCAGCTTAACGTCCATACCCTCCAGCCACGTCTTGCACTTAAACCACAGCTCAGCGCGCGTGTTCAGGTACGTCTCCTTTTGCGTGGCCCTCTCAGACACGTTCAATCCACGCGCGGGCAGCCCCAGCTCGCGCAGGCGGTCCAATACACCCGCACCAAAGCCGTTGCTGTCCACGATGATCTCCAAGGGGCGCCTGGACGGCGGGGTCGCGTCCCACTCGGCCTTGACGGCGCCCGTGAGCTGCATCAAATCGAGATTTCGCCAGACCGTGAGCGGGTGGATCACGGGACCCTGCCGCTTACATAGCACGCTGCTGTCGTTGCCCTGTCGGGCGACGTCCAAGCCCCAAAACCCCATCGTCTCGTCGTGGATCTTGATGTCGTTGGCCATCGCGTGTTCAATCAGCGCCACAGGGATCACAGTATCCTCCTCAGACGGGGGAAAGTTGCCCAGGACGCGCACATGATACGCGGGGCTGTCCTCGCTGTAGCGCCGCTTCATGTCCTCGACGAAATCGTCGGACACGCGCTTGCTGTCAACGCAGCTCACATGCATCGTGTACCAATCATCGCGCAGCCGATTGTGCGTGTCATAGAAAAACCCCGTGTTTCGCGTGGGGTTGCCCGTCAGCACCGTGGTCGCATTGTGGCCGGACATCGACCCAGAGGCAGCCTCAAACACGGCCGACGGGACACCGCTAGCCTCGTCGGCAATGAGCAACACGTTCTCACTGTGAACGCCGGCCAACGCCTCCGGCTGCTCGGCGCGGGACGTCCGGCACGAAATAAACGTGGCCTCGGGTTGGCTTTTCAATTCAATGCGGTCCGATTTAATCTCCAACAATTTATCAAAGGGGGGCTTTAGCCGCTTGGCCACATTTTTCATTTCGGCGAAACAGGCGTCAAACAATTGGGACGACGTGGGGGCCGTGACAACCGTCTTCGACGGCACGCGCATCAGGACGTGCCAGATCGCGGCCATCGCGACCGCCGTGGACTTGCCGACGCCGTGGCCAGATCGAACGGTGATGCGGCGCTTCTCTGGATCCGCGATGGCGCGGAGCAGCTCCTCCTGCCACTCGTCAGGCTGCAAACCGATGACCTCATGGGCAAACGTGACAGGGTCATCACGGTAGCGCTTCATCAGCGTGAGAAACGGATTTTCAGGGGGGCGTTGTGACATGGGGATCTCCTAAATTTTTTTTACGGGGAGCTGTGGGGAGGTCATTGATATTTGCACCGGGTCGCCGCGCGAGAAGGGGGGGGTCAAAACGCGATTCGCGGCACAGATATGCGCGAGGCGCATAGATCACTCGTATAATGTCGATTATGTTAAATTCCACTTCTTGCATACGACATATAAATAAGGCGTTTGCGCGATGCATCGTATTATCGAGCTATGCGCGGCGCGCAATGGCACAAGATGTTGTGTCAAACGGTTGCAATTGAACGCCTGTTCAGTTACGCGCGCGCACGCGTCCGCGTTCGTATGCCGATGCGTGTTTTCACCGTCAATCATCGCTCACGTCCTCCGCTTCCCCTTCGATCACGTCGCCAAGCAACTGCGCTGCCTGCGCGTGCAAATCGTTCACGCTGATGTTAATCGCGACGTCCTTCTGCCGCGTGTCGTATTGGCTGTTCAGCTTGGACGCGATCCACTTGTCCGTGTCGACCTTTAGCCGGTCAGCGTTGACCGTTGATGGATCCGTCATCTGCGCTGTCTTAACCGCTCTGTCTGCGAAATAATGCGCAGCCTCCATCAGCGCTGCCTCGTACCTGTCACGACGCCCAGGCGCGCTATCGAGCCAGCGATACCACAGCTTATGCCCTACGTCGTGCTGCTTGCACAGGTCACGCATTGACGTTCCCGTCGCCAGTAGCTCGAACAGGTCATCCTCTCCCACCTTGTCCAACGCTGCCAGCTTTGCTGTTGCTATCTCGCTTCTAGCCATCCGTCTTGATCTCCCCGATTAGCGCTGAGTAGCCGCAGATGTCGACCCAGCTATCCGCCTTGCCCGGTGATTTCTTTGTCCGCGCAATCTTCATCAGCATCATCATGTTCGCCACGTCAACGACGGTGATATCCTCGTCCAGATATGACGACCACAACGCCGCAATGTCTAAAAAGTTCCGCTTTGCGTCGCCGTAATCGTCCGCACGATCACCGCTTATCAGCCGCTCTGCTTCCTGCAATATCTCTGACCTGTTCATCTCCTACCTCCTAAAACGGTATGTCATCGCCGCCGAGATCCCAGTTGATCCGGCTGTCACCATCACGCATGACGCGCGTCACCTTCGCATCCGGGAACGCGCTGTACGCCTCGTTTAGCATCTTCTCCGTCCAATCGAACCGCAGCAACCGCGCCGCGTCTTCAAAGCTGTACACGCACCAGTGCGGGTGCTTCTTACGCAGCTCCGCCCACCCGTGCATCGCAAAGCATGTTATCCCGCCGTCAATTTCCACGCAATACGCGTGCGGCGGTAGCGGCTTGTGCCCCGCAGCCTCTGCGGTCTGCTCTAGCACGTCCCACGCCCTCATGAGCTGCGCGGCAACCTTATTCACGCCCACGACGTCGTTAGCCTCCACCAGCTCCTTCAGCCGCTCGTAGGCCGCCTCAAACCGTCCCGCCAGTTCAGGCTCCACCAAGCTGGGCAGCGTATCGCCCCACCTCGCCGTCTTCTCCCGCGCTATCCGATCTAGCGGCGCCAACTGTCCCCACACGCCCGCGCTAATCGCGAACGCATCCTCACCCGCCTTAACATGGCCAGCCGCATCTCTGCCGCGCTGCCTTGCGTTAGTTTTATTTACACGTTGCTTAGTCTGTCCCATTGCCAGCTCCCCTGTCGCTCCCACGTTTTACCGCACCTTGCGTGCCGCACTAATTACCGAACCCCGAACCCCCGCCGCACCTTCGTATATATATACGAGGTGGTGCGGCGGTGGCGTAATACGGTGTTTCCTCCGCACCTTCGGCAGTCTTCCGCACCATGTTTTCAAGGTGCGGTAGTGTGTATTATTTTGCGCACAACGGCGTATATACGGGCGTGTATACATCAGTGCATCCGCCCCTGAAATTCCGCATAGACCAGCGCATTGACGATCAGCTCCATCAGCTCAATGTCTTGGCTAACGCCATCGACGACGTCGACGACGAACTGCTGATCGTTGACGTCCGCGCTGCCCATTGGCATCTGACTTGCGTCCCACTCGATCCTGCTCATTTGCTCCTCCTCGTCCCACACAATGCGCCCCACGATGCGGTCGCTCATATGTCCATCTCCAACTGGCGGATGCGATAGGCTAGCTCCCTGAGCTGCTCGTGCATCCCCTTGTCTATGTGGCCACTGAATAGCGGCCGCCGATCCTTCGCCTGGTGCGCCTGCCCCGGTATCAGGGCGAACGTCTTGCCGTCCGGATCTATCTCAAACGTAATGTGCGCCACCTCGTAATGCTCACGCGGCGCGTCTGGATGCCTCGCCTTAGACATTGGCGTGTGTCTGCTCATGCCCACCCCCGCAATAAATAGTGATCAAAGATTGAACGCCACGCGTTTGGGTCGATCAAGACGGTTTCCGTCTGGCCGTCGAAAAATTGCAGCTCAATGATCCCGTGGCCCTCCTCGCTCCCGTGATCAATGACGCCCCATCCCTCGATGTTTTCCATGTCGATCTGCACCAGCTCACGCTGCCCGTTGCGCTCCGTAAATAAGTGTATCAAGTCTTCGCTCTTCATAGCCCTGCCTCATCCCTTGTGATCCACGTTCCAACGACAACCACTGGCACGTCGCGCCCGTCTCGCTTGCTTGGCCACGTCTCCGCTCGCAGGACGTCCGTCTCCAACCACTTCTTGACGATTGCCTTGCAGCGCGCTTTTTCGTGTGGCTTGTCTAAGTCTAACTGTAGCACATTGGCCGCCGCATGTCCGACCCATTGCTTCGCCTGGACGTTTTGACGGTACGGATCATCCCGCTCAGCCGCAGCCCCGACCAGCTTCTGCACCTCCATCGCGTCCCTTGCTTTAACCCCGTCGAACAGGTCGGGCAGCTTAAACGGCGTCGCGACCCCGACGTATTCCCCATTGGGCAGCTCCACCCCGACCATGCGCCGGTACAGCGCCTTTGCGGCCGGCGGGGCTAGGTTTGCCTTGCCGTCGTCCACCCGCATGATGCCCAGGCTCTCCTCCTCTGTGACGCCCAATTTGAGCGCCTCGTCTTGGCTGACACGGTTTAGCACGCGCGCGGCACGGGCCGCCCCGATTAACGATCCCGCGCCGCGGATAGAATCAACGGTAGCGTCCTCGCCATTTGTCTTGCGTATGTGGTGCGTCAAGCAGATCGCCGCGTCCGTCTCGTCCGCCACGCGTCGCACGACCGCGACCGCTGCGTTCATGGCGCTGTTGTCGTTCTCGTTGATTTCGTTGGCACCAACCCACGGGTCAATGAGGACCAATCCGATGTCGCACTCCTTTATCTTTGCGATCATGCGCTGCGCGATGTCCTCCATCACCTCGATGCCGTCGCGCGTCTGCTTGGCAAACGTGATGTTGATGTCGCGGCCGGCGTCTAAGAATATACGCCCGGCGATCTCCTTGTTTGTGATGCCATAGTGCATCATGACGCCCGCGAAACGGCGGTGCATCTCCTCCAGCGGATCCTCTAAGTTGATGATCCACACGTTCGTCTGCTCCCGTACCGGCTCCTCTAGCAGCGGGCGATTGATTGCCACGCTAGCCGCCTCCACCATCTGCATTGATGACTTGCCTATGCCGCCCATCGCCGCCACGACGCTGACGTAGCCGCGGATGTAGTGCGTGCCGTACACCCAACGCCTGGGCGGTATCTTTGCGGGATCCACTGGCTCGTATGGCGTCGGCCACTGCATCTCGCTTGCCAGTTGCTCGCGCTTTTCTTCTTCCACGCGCTTTGCCATCGCTAGCGCCTCGCGCAGCTTCTCATCGCCGACCTCGCGCAAGTAGTCGTTGGCATCCTTCACGCTGTCTATGCCGAGGGTATCGAACCGCACTACGCTGACTGCAATACTTCCGTCGCCGCGCAATACGTCGGCCGCCTTTTCTACGTCTAGGTCAGGGTCGGCGCAGATCGTGACGTCTGACGCCCGTGGCGCGTTGTATGTGGACATGCCGGCCTTACCGAACGTGCAGACAACAACCGCGTCGTCTTGACACGCCTGACGCACGCTGAGCGCGTCCTCGGGCCCCTCCACAATGCAAATCGGCTTACCGCATTGCGGATCGCCAATGTGCATTACATTTCCCGCCAATACGCCACGCGAATATTTCGTGATCCCATTGTGTTCGCGCTTCTCTCCTTCAGGGGTAAGCAATACCGCCTGAATACCCTGCACATTGCCCTCTGGGTCACGCGCCGGAAAGATAATCGCCGGACCGTCGTAGACGCTCGGGCTGTACCGCGCCACGTCTACCGCCGAACTGGCGCGCAGCCCGCGGCTGTTCAGGTATAGCAACGCCGGACGCGTCGCCAGCTTATTGTCACGCGTGATAGGCACCGCGCGCTCCCACGCCTCGCTCGCCTTTTTAATCTTGTCCTGGCGCGTCTCCTCATCGCGGACAAGCATGTCCTGCGCCGCTAGGCGCCCGATCAGTCGGTCGAACTCAGACACCGTGTATGGCGTCGTGTCCGAATCCTTCAGCTCCTTGGGGTTCTCGCCCCCACGCTTAAATCCTGACCCAATGGTCGCCTTTATCTCGATGTCGTTCAGGCCGATTGTCTTGGCTGCGCCGTGCAGCTCAACAATGGCGGCGTCAATGTTTGCGGGCGACAGGTGTGCGTGTCTGCCCAGCGTGTACGCTGCCTTGTTTAGTGTCTCGTTTCTGCCGCCCTTTAGCGTCGCCATGACCTCGCCGACAACGCTCTCCCTCACTTTGCTAAAATATGCGTCTGACATTTATTATCCCTGTGCGCCAATTAGTGGGGCGCGCGGACGCGCCCCACGTTATTACATTTGTTAGAACCCGAAATTGTCATCTCCGGCAGGCGCCGCTGCGGGTGCAGGGGCAGGCGTTGGCGCGGGTGCCGCTGCCACAGGTGCTGCGGGTGCTGCGTTGGCCGCTGGCTTGTTGATCCACTTGCCGATGTTAAAGCCGACGTCGTATGACGTGCCCTTGCCGATGACGACAGGCGTCGTCGCGGTCACCTGAACCACTGGCACCATGCCTTGGTTCCACTCTGGCATCTGCTCAGCCTGATTGTACAGCTTAGCGATAAACTGACCCAGACCATACGAATTGCCGCTGAATGTCGCCTCACGGCCGTCGCTCAGCCAGCACGTCGCCTCAAAACCGTTCTTGTGGTTTTCGCTCGGGCGTGGCGTTGGCGTTGATGGCGATGGCCACGGCTGCCAATCGCGGATGCCGACGTCAATGTGCAGCCACCCGAACGTGACGTTGGCGATGTCGATAGCAAAGCCGCGGTCCATGTCGATAGGCTCGTCTCCCGCTTCCGTTTTCGCCCACCAGCGATTTTGCGGTAGGTTGCCACGAATGTAGATACCAGTGTTTTCTCCGTCCCCGGAACCAAATGAAATAGGCATATGTGTCTCCTGACTTAGTTTGCCGTAAATTTAAACGCGTAATTAGGTATGCGCAGGGTTTGCAATTCCCCGTACCCATAATCCCACACGTTGCTCTTCAACGCGCTTGCGTACTGCTCCAGCGCGTATTGGACCGCCAGCTCGCCCTCGTGTAGGCTCTCCGCGTCCAATTCGTATACGCCGACGGGGTAGGGTGCCTCCTTGCCCACGGCGATAAAGATAAATCTGTCTACCTCGTGCCCGTCCAACATCATTGTCCGGCGGTAAAACTGATCCTGGATATGATACCCAAGATTGCCCGCCTGCTTCGCAAACGCTTCAGGGCTGGGCGCTATTGTCGTCTTCAAGTCAATCACGGCGGCAATGTCGCGTCGCCACCCGTCTGGGCGGCAGCGCGTGTCAACGCCGATGACCTCGTCGCGTGAGAACACGCTTGCCTCTACCAACAGGTCGCCACTGAGCAGCGCCGCGGCTGCGGCATTCGACCGCACCGCGTTCGCCATGTCAACCGCCTGATGATAGTCCGCCTCTGTCAGCAGTACGGCGCCCTCCGCGTCGGCTGCGTCCTTCTGCTCCTTCCAGGCGTTGCCCCTGCGCGTCTCCGGCCCGCACCAGACCGTCTTGGATCTGTGCGGCTCTAGCACAAGCGTATGCACGGCCGTGCCCAGATCAAACGCTGTGCTTGGCTTACGCTTGGCGTGTTTAAAGTGCGCCAGTGATTCTAGCGCGATAGTTTTAGCTCCCGTGGCGCTCAGCGCCGGATCGAGGTGGTATTCCTCGTTCGACATTGTCTCAACTACTGGCATTGCGTCCCTCCCAAACAGTTTTATGGATCGCGTCAATCACGTCGTCGATATAATAAACCTCCTGAATACGATCAGGCGCAAAGGGCTTCATTGGCTTTAATTTGTGTGTTTTTAGCCATGCATTTAAAGCATTTGTCGGTACGCCTATGCAATTCGCAACGTCGCCCTTTGTTAAAAAGATTTTATTTTTTTGCTCAATGTAGCGCATGAGCAGTGCGCTCATGCCTTGGAAATCTCTTACATCAGAGCATTTATCAAACACGTCCTCATCATCGCGCTGTAAGTGAATATTACACTCTGGGCTTTCCGATTTGATTGCGTCGCGCTCTGCTTTCAGGGCATCATCGCGCGTATCAAACCACTCAAGCGTAATCTTTTCTACGTCAAGAAACCACGCAGAACCCTTGTAATGTTCCTTTAGCCGCCGCGCGTAATTCAACGAAATGCCGACATAAAGCAGCTTTCCATCCTTATCGTACTGACGGTATAGAGCAGTTTTCATTACGCCTTCCCCCTGCCATACAGCGCGATGAGCAGCGCCTCGGCCTTGTGTTCGTCTTTCTTGCGCTTCAGCTCCGACGCAAGGTCCGGAAACCATTGCTGCGCCATCCGCCGTGCCGCGTCCTTGTCGCGTGGCAAATTCATTGAGCGCTTCCATGTGTTAGGCGTGACCAGAGTGTAGCGGGACCGCGATAGCGCAGCCGTCGTCACGATCTGGCCAAACCCGTAGCCCAGCTTGAACGTGGATGACACTCCCTGCTTTGGCATCGCTTGCTGCTTCTCGATAAAGATATGATCGACCCGGTCGACCGATGTCAAAATGTCCATCAGCGCAACCACATCGACACCGCCCTCGTCGTAGGTTGGTAAATCATGGACCTCTGCCCAATCATCCCCAACTAAGGCAACGCCGCCCGTTCTATAGCCGCAATCAATACCGATAATCATTTTCGAACTGATACCCCGCTGTCTTTAGAAGATCCATCAAAGCGTATTCAACCATCTTTGACATTGGCGTTCGTGTCTTGTCCGAATGTTGTTGTAGCGCCTCATAGACATCCTCGCGGATGCGTGGGCCGATTTGTTTTGTATCTGTCATTGTAGCCTCCATCTAACAGACTGTTAACATCAGACCTAGGTATGGCGCAATAGGGTTCATTGTGATAAATTTCTGAAAAGGCCAGGCGGTGGATGGACATGGAAAAACTTGGGATTATTTTAGCAGTTTTCGTGCAGGCAGCGGGCGTCGTTTGGTATGTGTCTATGCTTGCCAGTGGCGTAGATGAAAACACTCGCAACATAGCGCGCCACGAAATCATGATCCAAAAGCTAGAAGATACGACACAAACGCAGGCTATCATGTCGGCGCGTATTGACGAAAACATCCAGCAAATCCGTTTAACGCTAGAGAAAATGGCGGACAAATGACATGGCTATACTTGAAAGCATTGCCGCTGCGAACGCCGCTTATTCGGTTATCCGTCAGGCTCTTGGCAATGGCAAGGAGACTGCGGGCCTTATCAGCGCGGTGGGCAAATTTCTTTCAGCGGAAGAAGATGTAAAAGAAGCCGTACAGCGTAAGAAGAATAGCCCACTTACCGCAATTACTGGCGGATCAGAGGGTGATTGGGAAGAGTTCCAACAATTAGAAAAACTCAAGGCTAAGCGCGCTGAACTCGAATCATATTGCCGTCTGTACGCGCCCCCTGGCACATGGGATCGCTGGCAGCAATGGCAGGCGGAGGCACGCAAGCAGCGCAAGGCGGCCAAAATAGCCGCTGAAAAGGCTAGAGAGGAGCGCATGGAAACAATAGCGACAATGGTAGGCATAGGCATCGCCGTAACCTTTTTAGTTTTCGCTTTGTGGTATTTAGGCGTTTACCTAGAAAAGTGGTAAAATACGTCGTGTGTGACAAAAACGATAAAATCGTTATAATTACGACGTCAAAAAAAATTGCGGAGAAATACGCGGATGAACGAGCTGATACCAGACAAAGAGACGTACCAGACAAATAAGCGACGCATGACGTGGGCCTGCCTAGGCATGATGATTATATCGACGTTTGCGGTCATCTTTGACCCCGCACGCATGAACGAGGCTAGCGCCGTGTTGATGATGATGTACGGGTCGCTGTCTGCGGTTGTTGGCTCATACTTTGGGTTCTCAGGAGGAACGAAAAAATGAGAAAAATAACTAGCATTGGCATCCACTGTAGCGCGACGCGCCCCAGTTGGTACGAGGGAAAATCTAACGGCCAGAAGGTCGCGGAAATCAAACGGTGGCACGTCCAAGACCGGGGGTGGTCAGATATCGGGTACAACTACGTTATCTGTCGTGACGGTGAGGTGAAGAACGGCCGCCCGATTGAACGCACCCCGGCGCACGCTAAGGGACACAACAAAGGATCCGTTGGTATCTGTTTGCTAGGCGGACACGGCGGAACGCGTGACGATGATTTCTCTGAAAATTTTACGCCAGCGCAAGAGGTCGCATTATGCGACCTAATCGACAAGCTGAAAGCCGAACATAAAATCCGCAAAATCTGGGGCCATAATGAAGTGTCTAGCAAGGCGTGCCCATGCTTCGACGTCAAAGCATGGTTAAAAGGTTAGTCATATGTTTGCCCCTATTACTTGGGGGCTGCTTGGGGTTGCCGTCTTTCTTGGCGCCATCTGGTGGGGTGAGCGTGACACCGATTGGTACAAACATCGCCCGCGAGGTGGAACAAACAGCCGTGAAGCAAGAGACGACGACTTCCGCTGGGCGGGACGTGATCCAGACGGAGACGATCAAGGAGGTTGAGCTAGGCCCCGCCGAGACGGTGACAGTGAACAACCAGGACACGCCCATGTGGCTCATCCTGGTTGCGCTACTAGGTTGGCTGCTGCCAACGCCTAGTCAAATGGGAATTGCTATCTGGAACGCAATTTTAGTGTTGACCGCACCGCTCACTAAATTAAAACGACGGAGCGGAGAGTAAATCAACGTGCCGCGTCCATACCACGGGCGGTTTTGTTGGTCCCCAGTATAGCCCGACACTATTTCTGGCTCTCCGCACGATTCTCCTCATCATGTAGCACGCGGTGGCAATTAGAACATAGCACGATGCAACGCTCTAACGCCTCCTTCTTAGCTGCGCCAAAACGGCCGTTGCGCACGAGGTCAGTGACGCGCTGATTGTCTGGGCTTTTTATGACGTGGTGAAAATCAATGGCGGCAGGGTGCGAGTATCCACACTTTACGCAGGATAGCGTCGATTTCCATTCCCGGTATTCAATTCGCATCTGGCGGCGGTAGTTGTTTATTCTGTCCTGTATCTTCCTCTTGTTCTTTTGATAGTACTGTTTACGGTACTCTTTATTGTACGCTTTTTGGCGCTCTTTATCTGCGTAAGGGATGGCTACGTCCTCCAATAAAAAAGGCCCCCATAGGGGCCTTATATCATTGTTTCTCTTGTTTTTGTAGGCCGTACCTTCGCATGTAGTCCGACACCGCTTGCTGGCTGACGCCCACGACGTCTGCGATGTCTCGGCGCGACATACCCTTGCCCAGGCATCGCTCAATGATGCGCGCGTTGCGTGGCATCACCTTGGGCTTTTCCGACGGTCTGCCGCCCTTAACGCCGGCCGCCTTACCCTTCAATCCAGCGATCCAATTAGCGCCGCCCATGCGCTTGACGTAGCGCTTATTGCAGTCTTCCGCGTCGTCACGCATCAGCGATAGACACTGCACCCACCTGTCCTCAGTGGGTGGCGTCTTAGAGGGCCACTGAAAGCCCTCCAACGATCTGCGGATAGGCTCACTCATCGCCAAGCACATAGTCGATGGTTTCGTAGTCACGCGCCCAGTATGTGCGCCCTGCGGCCTTCTTGCCGTAGGTGTTCACGCTAATCTTTAGAACCTCGTGCGTCTTCCACATTTTCTCTAGCGTCGACCGGCAATTTGCAGTCGCCTCTAGGCCAACGGCGTCCGCCAGTTCGCGCGTGCTAGCAAATCCGCCTAGCTGCTTTAGCGCATCCGCAACCATGTCGCGTGAGCAGTGGCCCCACTTTGGCTCGGCCTCTTTCTCTAGCATCATCTCTTGCTGCCGTGCGTTGTCTTGCAGGATCCCGCAAATCTGGTCAGCGATAGCCGTAGGTGCCGCCGTGGGTTGCGCCCATTCTGGGATAGCCGTAGGCGTCGGGTCGGGCTTCGACAGCGCGACGACGTTCTCCTTGCGGGCAATGTGCATCGCCACCCACGGGACGTATTTGTTTTCCGTGTTGGCGTTTGGCTGCACGTCCAGGTCAACCCGGTCGCGCTCTTTATAGTCTAGCGCAATAAGTAGCTGGCACAGTGAGCGGGCCATGTATACCTGCTCAAGGTTGTCGGCGCGGATCGCACGTCCGCCCTTGCCGTGAAGCTGCGTGATCACGCATTCTAGGTTTGATAGGTTTTCCATTATTTCTTCTCCTCTATTTTGAGATGGCGTTTTAGCATATCCAGTAATGTCAGGATTTCGTTGCTATCGTGATATCGGGTAGAACCCGATGATTTTTGATCGAGCCTCATCACCTCGACCTTTCGCTGAATGCGGCCAATGATGACCGGTACGTCTGGGTCCATGTCCAGCTTTGAGAGATCCCACTTAGCCATAGACAATCACCCACATGATTGCCGCAAACGCGGCGGCAATAATAAAGCAGGCGTAGTCTTCCCACCCTGCTTTGTTCCAATTATTTTTCTGCATCGTTTTCCTCCAATAGTCCGCGGTAGTATGCGATCCAGCCGTAGTGGTGGCCAGTATCGGCGCTTATGCTGCTAGAGCGAACGCCGCGGTTTTCGCGCTCTAGTTTGTCTATCTTTGCCTGGTGGTAGGCGATCTTCGCCTCCCACCCTACTGCGTCAGCGTCGCCCATTACCAAGGTTCCCCGTGATCTTCTGCCAAATGCTCATAGCGGTTTTCCCACCACTGCTCAGCCGCAAGATCGGCGGCCATTTCAGCTTGATAAACGCTCTCCGCTTCGTGCCATTCATCTAGGCGCGCTTCGCGCTCTTCAACGGCTTTACGGATAGCCGCAAACATATCTGAGCGCACCTTGTGACGTAGCTCTATCTCTGCGTTGGCATCGTCGGCGCGTAGTGTGCAGACATATGATTTTTCCATAGGAAAGTCTGACATCATGCCGACGTTACGCTCTTCGCCGTTTTTATAGGAAAGCATGATGTCCCAAGCTGGGACACCTTTTGCTACGCGAACTGCTTTTAATTGAATACCTGACATAACCTTCTCCTCTATTAAGGTGTGTAAAATACGACGGCGCTGCCGTCTTCGATTGAGCCATTCAAACCCCAATACAATTCGTCTAACGCATGATACGCTTGGCGTGTTTCTTCCGAAACATTATCCAATCCACGACGATCAATCACTGATTGCAGATGTTCGATTGCTTTGATGACGCGTGATTCTAAAGATTTACCTGACATTTGATTCTCCTCTTCTGTACTAACATTCTGTTAACATATATTTAGGGGGTGTTGCAAGAAAAAAAATGCCCCGCCGGAAAAGAGGAGAACCGGGCGGGGCTAGTACAGGGAGAGATAAACATGAGGCACCCTAGTGCGCTAGGGTAGGAATGGGCGCTTATCTCAAATTCGGAATATCTTATGTTTCTATTGTGGCGCAACCCCGATTGTGCAAATAGTTAACAAAAAAGGAGTAATAGATGCTTACCGACGACCAAACTGAACTGGTGCGTTTACTGAAAAACCCGCACCGCATTAACAATAATTTGGCGATGTACCGGACATGTGAAAAGGCCGCGGCCCTCATTGAAGAGTTAGACCGCGACCTAGATAAAGCTAAAGCCGCACGCAAGACGCGCCCGGCAAAAGCTGATTAACGGTTGTTATAGTAGTCTAGCAGACCAGGAACCGCGCCGAGCGTTAGCCCCTTAGCGGCTACCGTGCCGGCGCGAGACGCACCCTCGAATACCTCACGCCCACGCTGCAATTGCGGCGCCGCACGGCGTAGCTGTTGTTGCTGACGGATTAGCTCATCCAGAGACACCTGACGCGTCAGTGGCAACGCTAGCTCACGCGCTAGCAGCTCCATTGATTCCGTCGTGCTAGGCGCTTGGTTAGGCATTGACCGGCGGAATGATTCCATCGCGCCTGTCATTGGCCCACGCTCGCCCATTAGCTGACCCGTCGTCTCTCTCGATTTTACGATATCCTCGGCCGCTTCTTTGAACATCTGACGCGGCAGCGTTGCTGACTGTCGCGCTGACGACGCGCGCATATTCATCGCTGAATACACCTCATCGAACTGGCGCATGAACTCTTTTGCCTCCGCATCGCCAAGGATCGCTTTGATCTTTGCCTGGTTGTTGCGGCTAGACAGGTCCTTGAGGCCACGCAATACCTCTCTGACGTCCAAATTTGGATCCGTCAGTGACGTTTTCACGTTGCCCATTGTCTCGTCTAAGTAGCTGCGCAAGCCCTGCTTCAGAGCGTTCTTTTCGGCGCCCTTCATTGTCTTAACGGCTAGCTCAACGTCGTACACCTTAGTGCCCGGTTTCAGCATTGTCTCGCCTAGGTCAATTGCGTTGCGAATGTCGATCACGCTTGCCGCTAAGTCACGCGCCTGCCCATATTCTGGCACTAGCTTGTCCGCCTTTTCGCGAATTTGCGCTGCCAGTGAGCGCTGTGCGTTCTTGACCTCTGCGGCGCCGACACCTTCGACGTCGTTTAGCGCGCGTGTGACATAATCCACAAAACGCATGTCTGGCAAATCGGTAAACCCTTCGATGGTGCCGTCGTCGCCAATCTTGACCAGCTTATTAAGGGACGGGACGCCCTCCATACGCGCGATGTTGGCCGCCTTATCTAGGATTGACGGATTAACGCGCTCTAGCAGATCGAGCATTTCGTCCGCCTCTTTGCGGCCAAAATCAATTGTCGCCTCATACGCTGCGTCGTATGCATTTTTGCGCGCTGTCGACGTTGTCTCCATCAACAGGTCTTTCACTTGTTGCGCGGCCACTGGACCGCCAAGGGTGTCGTCTAGCAAATTGTTGAACTGAACGCCCGCCTGACCGGCGACCTCCTCAATGTTCTGACGCGCGATGCTGCCGCCAAACGGCGACTGTGCCACGATGTCTAGTAGCCCCTGCATTGTCGGCCCCATCTGGCCCATAGACGCGTATTGACCCGCGCGCTCTAGGTTTGCGGCCGCTGTCGGCGCGTCAACCTCCGCCGCTCTGCTTAGCAGCTCTAGCGCTTGGTCCTGGGCGCCAATTTTACGTCCGACATCTTTTGCCGGTGCCTCAATAAACTGACGCGCAACTTGGCCCGCCGCGCCTGTCACAAGCGGAGCTGCGCCGCCTAGCGCTCCGCCAAACGCTGCGCCAGTTGCGCCACGCTCGGCCGCCGCCTTTTGACGAGACGCTGTGTCTGTGCCAGATCCGTAGCCGCTAATGTAGCCCTCAAGGCCACCCTCCGCCGCTCCTAGCGCTGCACCGCCTAACACGCGGCCCGCTAGATTTGCGGGTAGCATTGCAAGCTGGCCTGCCGCTAGCGGTATAGCCGTGCCAACGCCTGTCGCGACGCGTGACGCCGCCACAGTGCCAGGCGCGATATCTTCACGCGCCTGCGCCGCTAAGCGCGCTTGCTGCATCTGCTTATCGCCAACCGTTGCGCCGACCATTTCGTCAAAGTATTCACCGATAAACGGGATGCCCTTGATGGCAGACGTCAGGCGCGAAAGCCCCTCGCCGGTCTGGCCGATTACGTTGCGCGCCTCTTTCTGCTTAATGTATTCTGCCTCGTTGCCACCTAGCTCACGGATCAATGCAATATCCGCGGGATCCGACGTAGAGAAACCTGACCCAGCGTATGTCATCTTGCCGCTCTCGCTCTGCACGATGCGCCCTTGGTCAAACTCTTCCAAAACCTTGTAGCCGCGACCCTCTAGCTCCCTACGCTTTTTTGCTGCACGCGCCTTATCGACTAGCGATAAAACCTCCAACTGCGATTTGCCCGCAGCCTCCGCTTTACGCGCCTGATCTAGCCAGTAACCAGGATTGCTCTCGTTTGCCATCTATAGGTCCTCTTCATTTGGGACAATGCTTCCGCTTCCGCTAGCGCTTTTTACTAGCCACTCTGGGATTGCATTGGGGCTAGCTCCAATAATCTCTAGCAGTTTTGCCTTATCGACGTCGTCTCTGTTGTATGCGTCGCGGACAATGCTTTCGTACCTATTCTGAACCTTGTTCAATTGGTCTGTCAGGAACTCAACACCCCGCGCAGGATTTAGCTTAGCAATATCAGACTCAAGCAATGCTAGCTCTTTTTCAGACACTGAGCCAAGTGTCGCGCCGCCAGCCTTTAACTCTCGCAGCGCTCCTAGGGCCATCTTAGAACGCAGTGTGTCGATCAAATCTGTTAGAGCGGCAGCCTCAGTAAATGGCACCTTCGACAACAAAAAGCCCATAGCTCCAGTTGTCAGGCCTGCGTTTTGAGATACCATGTTCTGGATATCTTGAATTGTATTCAACGCTCCAGCCGCGCCAGTAGCAGCCGCTGTTGCCGCCTTAACCTCATTAATCTGGTTAGTTATCTGCGACGCCATCGCCGTATATATATTCGGATCAATCACGCCCTGCATCATGTAGTTGTTTAGCAGCTCCAGACGCTCGCGCGGATCCTTAATAGCCTGAATGTTTTGCGCGACCATGCCCATCATTGCGCGCGCCTGCGTTGTCGCCGCCGCCTTACGCGCCTGATCGGCACGCTTTGTAAAATCGCCAAGCAGAGACTGCACCATTGTGCCCTCTTTGCCTTGCAGCGCGCGGCCTGCGTCGCTGATCGCGGCAAACGCTAGCATCCGGCGCTGCGTCTTGCTCATCTTGCTGTATGGGTCGTCCTGCGTCCCTTGCCCGGCTTGCAGCCCCTGCACGCCCTGCAACGCAGCCATAAGCTCCGTCATGCTATACGGCACCTGGGCACCGCTGGCAGGCGCGGGAGCTGGTGGCGTGATCGGCGCTGGGGTGCCTGTCACTTGCTGCTCCACTGGGACATCTGGCGGCGCGATAGGCGACCCATCTGGCGCCGTGTTGGCCGGCTTGATGCCTAGCTTTATCATCTCTTCATCCGTTGCTGGGTCGTCAGGCAACGCGTCTATTAATCCTAGGCGGTCGATGTCTTCTTGCGTGAGTAGATATTGTGCCATCATCGCCTCCTAGAAACTTAGCGGGTTAGCTTTTAGGCCTTGACCGGCAAGCCCGCTAAACGGCCCATAGCCCGCCATGCCCAAGCCGCCAAACGCTTGCAATCCCATGCCGATGCCCGCTAATGGGTCGCGCACGCTTGTGTTCGAGAACCCAGACGACGTGCCTGTCGTTGTGCCGTAGCCCGACGGGATCGCACCGGCTGCGCCCGTAAGGACGCCAAATTGCGTTAGCGGGTAGTTTTGTTGGCGCATGAACTCTGCAAAATCTACGTCTAATCCTTGCTGCTCTAGCGTGCGTCGCGCCTCTCCTGCGCCCATTTGCGCGCCTAGGATCGCCTGCTCAGTTTGCAGCGCTTGCAGCCCCTGCGCCGCCTGGCGGTCAAGCTCCTGCGCCGCTAGGTTGTACGATTGGGCGTCTAGCGCCGCTTGCCGCTCGCCCTCGTATACGTCGCGACGGTCGCCAAACGCTCCCGCCTGAATTGCTCGCGCCTGCTGGCCAACGCCTTGCTGAGCAAACTGGCGATTTAGCGCTGGCGCCATTTGATTTTGGATTTCCATGAGGCGTTGCTGACGCGCCGCGGGATCCATTGCGACACGCATGGATTCTGGCAGTGCCAAATTCTCATAACCAGTGTACGCCTGTTGTTGCAAGTCCGTCGGCATCGCCACACGGTCGCCCGTGTAAGCCTCGAACTCCTTGCCTGCAATTTCGCGGGCAACCGGGAGGAGATCCTCTTTTAGAAACTCCTCTTGGAACACCGGCATCCTTTTTTCAGATGTCGTATTTTGTGTTTCGTACACTGTCGTTGATTTGCTGCCCACGACTAAATCTCCATTTCAAAGTGTCGATGCGTTTCGACAAAACCATTTTTCTCTGCGTAGCGACTGAAGCCTACTCGCCCATCCGCCTCAATCGCCGAAAGCCCTGCCGCTCTGCAAACATCTGACAATACTGCCAAAGCCGCTTTCATCCAGACTTTCATGTCAACGCCGCCCATAAACTCAATGAAGAGCGTTTGACGCTGAGGGTGTCGCACGACGCTAGTTGTAAACGCGGCGGCCAACGTGTCCTCGATGTAGACGTGCCATAGCAGGCTGCGCTGCTCAAGCAAATCCTCGACAATGTCCTCAAGCGATACGTTTCTGGCGTATGCCTCAATTGACGGTAGCAACATCTTCAGCGATTTCTCTAACGCTACGTCGACGTCTTCCGCGATTGGCTCAACTCTGACGACCTGTCTTTTTTCCAACTTTACAACATTATCGGTCAAACGTGAACCCTACCCATGTAAGCGCGTTATGTGGAGCGTGGTTGCTGGTGCCGCCGGGGAAAACGCGGTGGCGCCTATCGCTTCCAAATAGCCAGACGTGCTGTCCACTGCCCACATGACCTGTAAATAGTCACCCGCGCTCACGTCAAACTTAGCCGCACGCGACACCACTTGCGTCGCGTCGTTTTGGTGTAGTGAGTAAACGATGGTATTGTTGGGCGCGTCGGTGCCGTTCAGCCTTGGCCAAAAGTAAAATTTTACCGTGCTAGACGACGTTGAAGATATCTGCGCTGAGAACGTCAGTAGGTATTCGCCCGCATTTTCAAATACGATTTTCGTGGCGTCCGTGCCGTCTAGCGTTATTCCCTCGTTGCCCGTCGGCGCGTCATACTGGATAGCGTATGCAGTGTTTACTGCGGCCGCTATGACGTCCGTTGTGCGGTACAGCGATGCGTGGCCATCCTCTAGGACGATTTGCACAAACGCTCCGTCCTTGGATACGACGGGGTACTTATTAGCGCGATCCCACAAAATAACGCCGTCTTCGGCTGGGCTGTCGGCAGTCGTCTTGAATCCTAGCTTTGCCAGATTGGTCTGCAAATATTGCGTTAGCTGCCGACCCCACTGAGCTAAGTCCGGGCCTATCGGTGGGAGCGACGGACTTGGCATTAGCGCGTCCCTCCAGACACTGCATCAACGCGCATAGTGCCAACGCGCCAATCAGCCAACCTCTCGCCCTCGACACGCATCCTAAATTGGCGTCCTGAGAAACGCACAGACGTTGGGTTAGCAGGAGTAAATGGCCCGTGCGTTGCGTCTGCTTCGTTTGGATAGAAGCGCGTCTTGAACGTCACGCTGACGTCCCCCTGCGTCTTCTCGTCAGGCAGTAGTTTTGTAATCTTGGTTATATTGTCGCCATTTCCAACGCTCATGGGTCCCGTCTCAGCAAACGTCGTGGCGCCGTCAAAGTTTACGCCGACCTCGTGATCATATAAATCGCTGTCTGCGTTATGTCCCGCCAGAATAGGGTATGAAAACACTCCTCCCGGAACGCCTGACGTGCGGGACAGATCGCCGATTAGCCAGTGGTTTTCCTTGTAGTCAAACGCGACATACCGATCAATCTCGGTTGCACTTGACGAGCAGTAGAACCACCAAATCTCGCCGTGCTTGCTATTTGCGACAGACCATATCTTTGATTTCTGGCCTAAGTTTATGTCGCCAAAAACATAGTCGTGGACATCGCAACCTAGCTCAGAAACTGAATTGCCATCAAAGCGGAAAAACCCGCTATCGCCCATCCAGAATACGCCCATGTCGACGTCGGATGCCGCCTTACGCGATATGGCGCCGCACGACGTGCCTACTCTCTGGAAATTGTAGATATACGGCGGCCCTGAGTATCGAGCCGCGTGCGCGTCTATGTCTGTCAGGATTAGCGTTTGCCCACGCGTGCGTATGCCTAGCATAATTTGTCCAGACGTTTGCAGCTCCTGAGATCCCGCTTGATTAGTTGTCGACGGCGTCCACACTGTATTGTTCTCAAAATCGCACCACTGCACTTTGCGAGGATTGCCGCCCGCGCCAAGAGCAAACACAAAACGCTCTTCGGTTACGACTATGCCAAGGTTGTCTGTAGGGGCGTTCTGAACTGCCGCTAAGGTTGCAAAATTCTTCAGGCTAACATTATCAATGTAAAATTCTGGGGTGTCTGAACCTGGGTTTGTAAATGTAGACTTGTAAAACATTATTGTGACTGTTCCAGCGTCTGTGATGTCGAAATCATAGCTGTGCGAGCCATTTTGCACTGTTTCGTTTAAATACAAAACTTCACCCGCACCGTCGATATCGACGCCCACCTTAACAACTACACTTTTATTACCAAGGCCGCCAACATCAAAGGTTAAGCGATGCTCTGCCGCGTTTACGCTAATCTCTTGCGTTAATTGTTGCTGGCCGGGGTTTTCGTGTCTTGCTGCGTATGGGTATGTCCCTGTACTAGCAATTGTCCAAAAACCGCCCCCGTTATCCCATGACGTATCTGGTATCGTTGAAAAATCACCGTTCGAAACTAACTCGTCACCTAGCCCCGTTGAGGTTTGCCATTCCAGTATGCGTCCATCATCATAGTGACACGCAAGTAGATATTCGCCCCAGTTATCTAGTGATACTGTGGTTGCTTCTAGCGGTACAGTGTTTTGTGTTATCTGCCTTGGCTGGCCGTATATTCCAGTGTTATACGCACCGCCTCCATAACCAACATTGGCCGCCGCGTCCTCTCTACCTGTCGCCAAATCTAGTGGTGTTAAATCTGTTGTAGTGCCCGCGCCCGTCATAACAATAATTGCGTCATGAGACGCGCCCGCTAACCATGTGTTGGCTGTATTATCTTCCCATGCGTGCATCCCGCGAACTGGATTTGTGCAAAAAGACGTCTTACGATCTCGCCATCCGCCGATTGGGCGTAATGAATTGTCGCGCCAGCGCACGAGAGATCCATCGCGCCAGCGTCCTGCCTGCTCGATGTCCGTACCATTTCGATAAAATCCTGCCGGAATGTCTAGCGGTATCAGTGCCATTGATTGGCGCTCCTTACGAAATAGTGCCGTTCGTTTCTACATTGCCGACAGCTTTAAAATTTCCGTCTGTGTCTATTTCTAGCTTAGCCGTGCCGCCGTATTTAATGATTAGCTTGTCCGACGAAACCTCAAACGTCCAATCACCATTTGCGTTATCTAAGGCAAGAGATGTTGCGACAACTTCTCCAGCATTCCCATAAATAACAGCTTTACTATTTACTACTGTTTCAGCCGTTGCGCCATCAAGAAGGTTTAATGGCGTGTTGGCATCATTGCCGTTTACGGCGTCAACGATTTCATCAAGGGCGGTGTTAATTTTATCGCCCCACGCATCAGCATCGCCGCCCGGGACTGGTTTTGTTATGGTAAGTGGCATGTTTTAATCCTTTGTTAAACGCAAGATATCACGCTATGCTGCGTCCGTCCATATTTCGGGTTGGGTAAGCACCTCTGTCCAAATCTCTGCGTCAAGAACGGGCCGCAGCCAGCCGCGCACAATGATGTCTTTGCCCGTGTAGGAATACGAACCAGATAGAGCATCGATGTTCATGGCGATGTTAACTGTAATATCCTGCCCTGTTACAGTATAAGAGCCGTTTGCAGCAACTAGCTTAACACCAACAGAGAATGCCGCATCCTCGCCTGTCAGTGCAAACGAACCTGACGCTAGATCGACATTCATTGCTATGACTGTGCCGATGTCATTGCCAGTTAAAGTAAACGATCCAGCATCAAAACTTTCAGAGATATCAACGTCTATTTCTTGGCCAGTTACTGTAAACGTCCCGCTGTCTACGCCTATGTTGTATGCGGCAAACAATCCGACATCTTGGCCAGTGATCGTGTACGATCCCGCAGTTACAATTTCGCTGATGTCTACATCGATTTCTTGGCCTGTGACGGTAAATGTACCCGCGTCTGCTAGGATACTGACATGCACAATGTACGTCTGATCTTGTCCCGTGACCGTGTAAGACCCTGTCGTAGTCTTTAACGCATAACCGCGTGTTGACCCTGCGTCTTGGCCAGTAAGGGTAAACGTGCCAGCATCAACCGCCACGCTCATTATTTTTGTGAAATCAACCGCGCGACCATCTAGCGTAAATACGCCTGTAGGTGCTACGTCTGTAATTAGCTTGCCTGCACCTTGATAGCTTACCGCATAGCTGCCTGCGTCTAATTCAAACGTCAGACCCTGCAATGCGCTTGTTGCGCCTAGCGGGGTTGCGGCTATGGGGGTAAAGCCAAGCATAAATTACATCCTATTCAGGTTTAGTAGGCCACGTTACGTTTTCAGGAAACCCTGCTTGTGCTGGTACATCACGCAAAGCCTGACGGTAATCTATCTCAGCTTGGGTCATCGTGCGGTCAGACATTGCCCACCAATCGGTTTCTGATAGGAGAACGTCTCTCCTAGCCCGCACCGCTGCCTCTTCAGCTTCTACAGGGGCGTACTGAACCGCCGCAGCTTCTTCATCTGTAATGTCTACATATACACCATCTACTAACGCTTTAGGCATTACTTGTACCCCCATATTTGATAACCTTGCATCGTCGAATCAAATTGACCAGAAGAAGGATAAAAACGTATACCATTGTTTTGCGCTGGGTCTTTCATTATATGGTAATTCTCACCCATGTAATCTTGATTGAAGTTAATATAAAATAGACCTAGCTGCCAGCCCCTAGCCCAAGTCGCTTTGCTTGAATCCAACGGGTTCCATACCTCTAAATGAAGAGTTGTTCTGGGGGATGATGGTTCACCCATATAATAACCGCCGTTGCTACCCCCTGCTCCCCACCAATAACTTAGGTTCATACCTGATCTGTTTGCGTTTGCGTTTAAGTACTGTGTGCTGTCTGTTATAAGCGTACCACTACTGTTGGTAAGTCTTACACGACATTCTCTGTAAGTATTAGCATTAGAGTCTTGATGGCACATCTGATTCAGAATAAACTTAAATCCTTTGTAGCCTGATGGAAACGTGTAGTCGATGTAACTTGTGTCTGATGTTATCGTCGTTTCACCAATAAACTCAAAACCACCACCAGCCGCAGCACCAATCGTTGCGGTTGTCGTGCTGTCTAAACTTGCAATATTTTGCAACTGCAAGCTGTTGTTTATGACGGTTGAGCCGCCTACCTGTATAGCCATCTTCGTGTCCTTTCACTATTAGCCATTAAGTTGTTTCTTCAAAGCGTCGATTTGCTCTTGCTGTTCTTTGATTGCTTCGATCAAAATAGATGTTAGCGCAGAATAATTTACCGTGAGGTGGCTTTCGTTGTTCTTCAACCCTTCAACACTCAAAACTGCTTCTGGCATAACTTTCATAACATCTTGCGCAATAACCCCTGCGCTAGACTGACCGTCCCGCTTCCAATCAAATGTAACACCGCGAAGCTGATGCAGCTTACTCAATGCACCATCCACAATCTTTATGTTATCTTTTAGGTTTTCGTCTGACGAAATCGTTGTTGAGTTAGTAACTACGTTTCCGTCTGCATGAAGATTTCCTGAACTATCAAATCTAAATTCTTCAAGACCACCAAAGTAAAACGCTACTTTTGTATTAGTTGACTGAATGTAGTTTGATGTGCTGTTCCCCATAAGTGTGACTTCGCCACGCAAATCACTTTCGATACTGAAAGTTGTGCCCGATAAGTCTAAACCTGTCCCCGCTGAATACGTTGTATTTGTGTTTACAACAGTCTCAGTCGCAGATGTAATACCTGTGATGTGACCATAAGTGTCTAGCGTAATGTCTTGGATATAAGTACGACCAGAGTTGTTCACAGATGCTTGTGAAGATGTATCTGCGTGGCTAATAGTTACTGTACCTGATGTACCACCACCAGTAAGACCAGACCCAGCAGTAACACCTTGAATGTCACCTGTTGCACCTGTTGTAATAGCTGTGACGTGGCCTAAAGCATCAACAGTAATCTGGTCAATCTTTGTACCGTCTGCTGTTGAACCGTATGTACCAGACAGAGTAGAGGTATCAGAGTGACTGAAAGTAGTGCTACTTAATGATAACCCTGTCCCAGCAGAATAAGTAGTATTAGTGTCTGTAGGCGTTGCCCAAGTGAATGTGCCATCACCGTCAGAGCGCAAAAACTGTGATGTTGTACCGTTACCTGTTACGTTTAGCTCAGACGCGCCAACCGCATTTGCTGCAATCTCTGCTGCACCTACGCTATCAGATGCTAGAGAAACTGAAATTGATGTTGTACCAGAGCCGCTCACATCACCTGACAGCGTAATTGTCTGGTTGCCCGTCAAGAATGCACTTGCATGGCTACCATCTAGCGTATCCGCATCTAGCCCTGAACCTGAACCGTCTACTGTCTTGATCGCTGTTAATATTTCTGCGGCTGTTTGATCTTGCGTAGCGCCCGTTTCAATCCCGTTCAGCTTTGTGTGGTCAGCATCAGTAAATACGTTACTGTCTGTCGCGCTTTCTACAAGCGACCTAATTTCAGCAGCAGTTTGATCCGCTGTCGCACCGCTTTCGATACCGTCTAGCTTCGAACCATCCGCAGATACATCACGACCATCAAACGTCTGACCCGATGCAAACGTAATGGCACCTGTCATAGTACCGCCAGAACGCGCTAATGCCGCATCCGCTGTCGTACCCTGTGCCGCTGTCGCATAATCTGAGCTATCAAACGCTTTTACTTGTGCAAGGTTTGTCACCTCACTGTCCATCAAAGCGCCTGCCGCTGTGACGTTTGCAGTGTCGGTTACATCTGCGCCTGCTTCAATGCCATCTAGCTTTGTGCCATCCGTTGCAACATCGCGCCCGTCTACCGTGCCAGTGACAGCTAGATTTCCTGTTACCGTAGCACCCGTTGACGTAGGCGCAACCTTAGTAGAACCTTCGTACTGCAAGCGATTAAGGTCATCAGCAACCGCCGTGATAGATACGGTTGCCGCTCCACCCAAGCTGATAGCTGCATTTGAGTTGCTACTTTCTGTCGGGCTGCGTGTTAGTGATGTGCCAGTTGCGCTATAAGTACCCGTGCCAATCTCAAAATTGCCACCTTCCTCAATAACGTATTGAACGACATCACCATCAGAAACACCCGCATCTGCGAATGATTGGTAGCCCACAGACGCACCACCAAGAGTGACTGTGCCGCTACCAGTAGTGGATGTCGTCATCTTGGCCCTGTTAAAAAGTTTAGCCATGATGACCCTCCATTATGCCATTGTTAGGATGCCGTTTGTCCCAATGTCGATTGTGAATGTATCACCATCGTTCAAGGTCAAGGATGTCCCATAGTCGTAATATCCGATCACAGGATCGGCTGGTGATGTTGGCGTGTCGTTGTAGATCACAACATAGCGAAACGCTGCTACTGAGCCACCTGATGCAGTTAGCGTCAAGTCATCCGCAGATAGCTTGTATGTGCCGCCTGTCTGTGTGCTTGTGACCGTAGTCAGTGTGCGCGATGACAGGTTTGTGTAAGAGATTTCGCTGATGTTCGCTAAAACGCCGTTGCCATCTGCTGTTACATCTGTTCCCGCTGTTGGATCAGTGTTAGACAATGCAACCGCCAACGTGTCTGCGTCTAAATCCATCGCGTTCGCCATATTTTTGACGAAATCATTTACCTTCGTAAAACTTGCCATCAGAAGCTCCTAATTCTCATGCGATGGGCTGCGCCGCTCGCCTTGGCTTTATCATCTTCAAGATTTATAGCATCTATTGCGTTTTTATACAACGACGCCCAGATTTGCGCACGCTGATCTTCTCCCAGGTATGGGGCTGCGTGCATCAGGCTACCGTAAAGGTATGCATCTGAATTGTATTGTAACATCCAGTTGGTTGTGATGGA